AAACAGATCATTACGATCGACTTCGAGACGGCGTGGAATACCAAGGAAGGTTACACGCTGAGTAAGATGACAACAGAGGAGTACATACGTGACCCAAGATTCAAAGCCTTTGGCGCCTGCATCCATGAGTTCGGATCAGACAAACGATCACAGTGGTACAGAGGAGAGGAGCTTCCTAGAATCATGGCTTGTTATGATCCTTCTACTACTGCAGTTCTGGCTCATAACGCTCAGTTCGATATATCTATATTGGAATGGATATATGACTGGCATCCATGCTTCATTTTTGATACTCTCTCCATGGCTCGTGCTCTACGGGGTGTTGAGGTTGGCAATTCATTGATGAAGCTGGCCGAGGCTTTTGGCTTACCGCCCAAGGGTACGGCTGTGTACACAACCAACGGCTACACGGAGCTTGCGCCTTCCATGGAGCAAGAACTGGCTGAGTACTGCGCACACGATGTGTACCTGTGTGAGCAAATCTTTAGGCGCTTGGTCAAGGGCTACCCCTCTAGTGAACTCAGACTCATCGACATGACACTCAAGATGTACACACGCCCAGTGTTGCAGCTTGACGCCCTCATGCTACATAACGCAATCGAAAAGGAGAAAGAAGATCGTGAATCATTACTACAAAGGCTTGGCGTGGAGGAAACTGCGCTTGCGTCGAACCCGAAGTTTGCGGACGCCCTCATTGCGCTGGGCATCAAACCCCCAACTAAAATCTCTAAGACCACAGGTAAGGAGGCGCTTGCTCTTGCAAAGAACGATGCGCTATTTCAAACTCTCCTCAACGGTGAACGTGAAGACGTTGCCCTCCTTTGTCAAGCGCGCCTTCGGGTTAAGTCCACAACCGAGCGCACCCGTGCACAGCGATTCCTCGACATCAGTCAGCGCGGTGCGCTTCCTGTCCCCCTCTCCTACTATGGGGCTCAGACGGGTAGGTGGACAGCGGCCAAAGGCTCGGCCATCAACATGCAAAACCTCAAGCGAGGTTCGTTCCTACGCAAAGCAATTTTGGCTCCCGACGGGTATCAACTCGTGGTCGGTGACCTCTCGCAGATTGAGCCTCGCGTCCTTGCGTGGCTATCGGATTACCAAGATATGCTCACGATCTTCAGGGCAGGTGGTGACCCTTATGCCGCGTTTGGTGCGCAAATGTTTAACATTCCCGGACTTAGTAAAGAGACTCATCCCGATCTACGGCAGTCAGCAAAAAGCGCGTTACTCGGTTGTGGGTATGGACTTGGTTGGGCGGCGTTTGCATCGCAACTTCTTGTTGGATTTCTTGGTGCACCACCCGTTCGGTATGAGAAAGATTTTGCAAAGAAGCTAGGCGTAGATGGCCGGTACATCGACAAGTTCCTTGAGTGGGATGAGAACCACACGAAGATGATGGAGATACCCCACACCTGTACCGATCTGGAGCTACTCATTCACTGCGTAGCAGCCAAGAAGATCATCGACAAGTACAGGGCTACAGCGCACCCCGTTGTGAGCTTCTGGGACATGTGCTCTGGCCTCATACAAACAGCCCTTGCAGACGGCAATGAGTTCGTGTATAAATGTATTACCTTCAAGAAGGGGGAGATAGTTTTGCCCAACGGCATGAGCTTGCTCTACCCTGACTTGCGACAGCAGAAGGACGAGAAAGGTAGGAGCCAGTGGATATACGGGCCAGACGCTACCAAGCTGTACGCAGGCAAGATCACGAACAATGTGGTGCAGGGCACTGCGCGTATTGTGATGACGGATGGGATGCTACGAACCGCAAAGAGGTACTTTGTGGCGGGAACGGTGCATGACGAGCAGATCGTTGTTGTGCCCGATGCAGAGGTTGAGGAAGCTAAGACTTGGGTCTTGGCTCAGATGGTCATGGAGCCGCCCTATATGCAGGGTATCCCATTGGACGCTGACGGTGGTGCTCATCGTCGTTATGGATTAGCAAAAAACTAAAAGGAGAAAGTATGAAGTTACCAACGCGTATGCGCGTGGGCAAGAAATGGTACAGCGTGGAGGTGGTGGAAGCCATGCTTCACCGCCGAGATATGGGGCGCACGTTCTATCCAGAGAAGTGCATCCGGCTTGGCAAGACAAGCAACGTGACGGGGCGTAGGTTCAGCAGTCAAGAGTTAGCTGACACGTTCTGGCATGAGGTTGTCCACGCCATACTGGAGGACATGGGGCAGTACGAACTCAATAAGAACGAGGCGTTTGTCACACAGTTTGCCAACCGATTAACAGTAGCAATAAAGACTGCGAAGTTTGATGACTAAACCGATTACATGGAGCCACTCATCCCTCAAAGACTACGAGGGCTGTGCCCGTAGGTATCACGAAGTGAAGGTCTTGAAGAACTACAAGTTCCAAGAGACTGAAGCGACGCGCTACGGCACGGTACTACACGAAGCCGCTGAGTTGTACATCAAAGAAGGCAAGCCTATTCCCAAAGAGTTTGAGTACATCAAGGACACACTCGATGCACTCAATGCCAAGGCGGGGCGCAAGCTGTGCGAGTACAAGATGGGGGTGACTGTTGACTTGCACCCCTGTGAGTTTCTTGGCAAAGATGTGTGGCTTCGCGGTATCGCTGACTTGCTTATCATTGATGATGACAACTTAACTTGTTGGGTTGTGGACTACAAGACAGGCAACAACAAGTACCCTGATCGTGAACAACTCAAACTGATGGCGCTCATGGTGTTCGCCCACTTTCCCCATATTAGAAAAGTCAATGCAGCACTGCTGTTTGTTGTCAAGAATGATATGGTTAAGGCGGCATACACAGTAGACCAAGCTGACGCTGAGTGGTGGCAGTATCGCCAACGCGTAGCTAGGATTGAACAAGCGCATGCAACAGGCGTATGGAACCCAAGACCCTCACCATTGTGTCCTTGGTGTCCCGTTACGACCTGCGAAAACCACCCAAAACATTAAGGAGAAAATTATGAACGTGTACGACATCGACATCGTGACAGACTCAGACGAAGGCCGCACAGTAAATGTGTGGACACTCAACGCCAACAACATGGCCGACGCGTTGCTTGATGCGTTTGAGAAGAATAAGAACTCACTGAAAGACGTAACAGAAGGCGCTGTCATGGTGACGATCATTAAAAAGTTTTCAAAGCAAGCAGAAATGTCCCACTTTGAAGCGCAAAATAAAGTACGTATCATGGTGGCTGAGACTGAGCAGTCCATCATGGATTTAATTAAACCCCCTGTTAAACACTGAGGAGACCGGTATGGATTTAATTGAATATCTGTGTATACACACACCGAGAAAAGAGTATAGACATCTGTACCCTATCAAAATAAACTTGGTACGTGCAGCTAGCCGCAAAGAAGCGTTGAAAGAATTTAACCCGTTTCACCCTAATGAACCGTTTATAAAACGCTACAACAAACCCTACGCAGTAAGCGCCACCGAAACCCACTACATTGGATAAAGGAAAAAAATCATGGCCACACGTAACTACCGCAGTGAGTACGACAACTACCAAGGCACACCCGAGCAGATCAAGAAACGCGCAGGCCGAGTCAAGGCTCGCCGCGTGATGGAGAAGACGGGTGCGGCCACCAAGGGTGACGGCAAAGATGTGGATCACATCAAGCCCATGCGCTCAGGCGGTACGTCAGCGAAGGGCAACCTCCGTATGCGAAGTAAGTCAGCGAACAGATCAGATAATAAATAAACGGAGAAAGCATGGAAATCATCGAGGACAAAGCACTTGTCTTTCGCACCCGCAACCCAGAGAAGTATCAGGTAATCCCAAAACACAAAATCATTGAGCGCATGGATGGTGGCTTTGATGTCGCTGTCTATTGGGGTCTTGATGAATGTCGGGTACTGCGCAATCTCGGTGTGAAAAATATTCAGTCACCTATCATTAGGCGCTACAACTGGCCGGGGAAATACAAACCCATGGCGCATCAGATCGACACCTCGTCTTTCTTAACGCTCAATCGCAAAGCCTTTGTGTTTAGTGAGCCGGGCACTGGCAAGACTTTGTCTGCGCTATGGGCGGCTGACTACCTGATGCAACGCGGAGAAGTAAAACGCTGCTTAATTCTGTGTCCCTTGTCAATCATGCAGTCTGCATGGCTTGGCGATCTAAACAACAGCATCATCCATCGCTCTGCCATTGTCGCGCACCACTCGCAAGCTAGTCGCCGTATCGAGATGGTTCAGCAGGACTATGAGTTTGTGATTGCCAACTACGATGGGCTTAACCTCATCGCTGACGAGATCAATAACGATGGGCGCTTTGACTTAATCATTGTTGACGAGGCTAACGCCTACAAGACCATGACGACTAAGCGCTGGAAGACTTTGAAGTCCATCATCAAGCCCAACACATTCCTGTGGATGATGACGGGTACTCCCGCATCGCAGTCCCCTGCGGATGCGTACGGCCTAGCCAAGCTAGTCAACCCTGATGGTGTACCCAAGTTCTTCACTGCGTGGCGCGATCAGGTCATGCACAAGGTGACGATGTTTAAGTGGGCGGCTAAAGCCAACGCACCAGAATTGGTACATGAGGCACTGCAACCGGCCATTCGCTTTACCAAAGAGATGTGCCTAGACCTACCGCCTGTCATTACCATGACGCGAGAGATACCACTCACACCACAGCAAGCCAAGTATTACAACCTTCTCAAAGACAAGATGATGGTGTACGCGGCAGGGGAAACAATCAGTGCGGTCAATGCCGCCGCTGGTGTGAGTAAGTTGTTGCAGATCAGTTGTGGTGCGGCCTACACAGACGACAAGGAAGTTGTGGAGTTCGACTCAGCGCCTCGCCTTGGTGTACTGGAGGAAATCTTGGAGGAGACAACCCGTAAGGTCATCATCTTTGCTTTGTTCCGAAGCACCATCGACAGCATCCACAATCACCTCTTGAAGAAAGGCATCGCCAACGAGTGCATCCACGGCAGTGTGACGCCGCCTAAACGCGCTGACACCATCAGGCGATTTCAAACAGAACCTGAACCTCGCGTATTGGTGATGCAACCGCAAGCTAGTGCTCACGGGATTACCCTAACAGCCGCAGACACAGTAGTTTTCTATGGCCCATTGATGTCTGTTGAGCAGTACGTGCAGTGCATAGCACGAGCAGATCGCAAAGGTCAAGACTCCGACAAGGTTACTGTAATTCACATTCAGGGTAGCCCAATCGAGAAGAAGATGTTTAAAGCATTAGAAGCCAAAGTAAGTGACAACTCTTTACTTACAGAGATGTTCGACACAGAAATAAATTCATGAAAGGGGGTTGCAACACACAAAAATTTATGTAAACTGTCAAACCTTAGACAAAAACAAATACAGGAGAAAGCACAATGTCTGAAGAAACCCAAGAGCCAGTACCTCTGGACAGGCTCGCAAAAATCTATCGCAAAATCAAGGAGCGCATCGACCTGCTGACTCAAGAGTACGACACCGAGATCGAGACTCTGAAGGCACAGCAAGATGAAGTTCGCTTTGCGATGAAAGACCAAATGAAGTCCATGGGCGTTAAGTCCGTGCAGACTTCCTTTGGGACTGTGTCAATGGTGACCAAGACGCGTTACAACACGCAGGACTGGGACTCATTCAAAAAGTTTATTCTTGAGAATGAAGTCGTGGACTTGCTGGAGAAACGCATCGCGCAAACCAACATGGCACGGTACCTCGAAGAGAACCCGGGCTCTCTCCCGCCGGGCTTGAACTCTGTAACGGAGTTTGAGATTCGCGTAACTAAACCAACCAAGTAAATTTATCATGACTAATATCGCACTATTCAACCCTTCCAATGCTCCCTCATTCGCACGCAACCACGAGTTATCTGAGACAGCCAAAGCCCTAACGGGTGGCGGCGTAGGCAATAGCACTCAACGCATCTCCATCAAAGGTGGTGTGTTCCGTTTGCTGGCCGGTGGTAAAGAGATTGCCTCTATCGACGAGCGCTTCTTGGACGTCATCATTGTTAAGGCTGCGCCCAAGGTCAGCCGCATCTTCTATGCTAAGTCTTATGACGGTGACAACATCACTGGCCCTGACTGCTGGAGCAACGATGGTGAGCGCCCAGACGCATCCGCTGAGAACAAGCAAGGTACTACTTGCATGAGTTGCCCTCAGAACATCGCGGGTTCAGGTCAAGGCAATAGCCGTGCCTGCCGCTACCAACAACGCTTGGCTGTGGTGCTTGAGAACAACATTGAAGGTGCAGTACTGCAGTTGACTTTGCCAGCCACTTCGGTGTTTGGTAAGGAAGACGGAGACAAGCGCCCATTGCAAGCCTTCGCTCGCAACTTGGCAATGCAGAACCCACCCATCAGCCCCGAGATGATTGTGACTCGCATGAAGTTCGACACGAAAGCAGAAGCGCCCAAGTTGCACTTCGCGCCTAGCCGTTGGCTGACTGACGAGGAGTACGCAATCGTTAAGACGCAAGGCGACAGCGATGAAGCCAAGCGTGCAGTTGTGATGACTGTTGCCGCCGCTGATGGTGTGAAGACTGCACCTAAGTTAGCCATCGAAGGCAAGCGCCCCATGGGTGAGTTGACCAAGGAAGAAGACGCTCCAGCATACGAGCC